TTTAAACCCTCCAATCCATACAAATATAAAGGTAATACTAATAACATAGTATATCGTTCTTTGTGGGAACTTAAACTTATGAAATACTGCGATCTAACAAAGGCTGTTATTGAGTGGGGAAGTGAAGAGATATCGATACCTTATTACTCACCAATAGATGGTCGTATGCATAGATATTACCCAGACTTCTATATGAAAGTTAAACAGAAAGATAAGTCACTTAAAAAATTTATTGTAGAAGTTAAACCTAAAAAGGATTTAAAACCACCTCCAACTAATCCTAAGAGACGTACAAAACAATGGTTTGGAAAATGTAAAACATATATTGTCAATAAGGCAAAGTTCAAATATGCCACAGAGTATTGTCAACTAAATGATCTAGAGTTTAAAATCCTTACCGAAGATCACCTACAACCACGTTATAAATAATAGATATGGCACAAAGTAAGTACATACAATCGGTTAAAAAGGCCGCCGCTGGAAGACCCAAATCTACACAATGGTATAGAAACAAGATTAAAGAATTTGGTACTCCAACTCAAACTCAATTAATGAGAGAGGGTAAAGTTACTGCTAGACCAAACTTTGGTAAGTTAAACTTATTTGTTTATGACCCAAAGATGAAACAGACTTTACCTTATTATGATACTTTTCCTTTGGTGCTTCCTATTGACACATTTCAAGGTGGGTTCTTAGGAATTAATTTACATTATCTACCGATCAATCTTAGAATAAGATTATTAGATAGATTGATAGATGATACAAACAATGTTAAGTTTGATGCAAGTACAAGAATTGTTGCTGATTATCAATCGTTAAAAAAAGTAAGATTGATTAAACCAGCATTGAAAAAATATTTATCAGGTCAAGTTCAATCTAAGTTTAGAAGAATTGATGCTGATGAGTTTACTATTGCAGCTTTATTACCAGTTGCTAGATTTAAAAAAGCAAGCATTGCTCAAGTCCATAGAGACTCAAGGAGAATGATCTAATGTCAAGAAGCGGATTACTAGACGGATTTGCATATGGTGTTATAGGTGAATTGTTAGCAACATTTAGAACCCAAGATGGTGGATATGCTAGACCATCTCGTTATGAAGTTATTATTGGACCACCAGCAAGATACACACAACAAGCAGGTGCTGGTAACAATAAGAATAAAGATGTTGTAAGAAAGACATCACTAGAAATGGCTGCGGTTTCATTTCCTGGTGTACAGTTACAAGCTGAAGAAGACACAAACATATACGGACCTCCAAGAAAAATAGTAAGAGGACAAACTTTTGCTGAAATAGTTACACAAATTAGATGTAGTCAAGACATGAAAGAAAAGAATTTTATTGATACGTGGATGAGACTAGCTGCACCAAGAACTGATTTCTCTATTGGTTACTATTCAGACTATGTGGGTTCCATGCAAATATTTCAATTAGACCAAGAAGATAAAAGAAGATATGGTGTAGAGTTAGTTGAGTGTTACCCAGTAAACATGGCTGAACAATCACTAGACTATGCAACACAAAACGCAATATCATTTATAAATGTCACATGGGCATATAGATATTGGAAGAACTTAACAGATGAGGCAGAATTACCAAAACCATTGCTAGAAAGAATTGGCGATGTGTTTGTTAATACAGTAGAAAGACAACTGAGAAGTCGTTTACCTGCTGTTCTACGAAAATTATAATTATTAAGGAGCGATAATAATGGCATTACCTAAAATAGAAAATCCAACTTATACCCTTGAGCTACCTTCAACAGGTGAGATTGTTAAATACAGACCTTTCCTAGTAAAAGAACAAAAGGTTCTTATGTTAGCTCAACAAAGTAAAGTTGATAGAGATAGAAACAATGCAATATTGGAAATAATAGAATCATGCACCTTTGGAAAAGTTGGTGCGAAAAATCCTATATTTGATATTGAATATGTGTTCTTAAAACTAAGATCAAAATCAGCAGGGGAATCAGTAGATGTAATGGTTACTTGCCCAGATGATGGTGAAACAAAAGAAAAAGTTACTATTAATATTGATGAAATAGATGTTAATATGACTGAAAACCACACTAATAAGATAAATATTACAGATACCATAACAATTAATATGAGGTATCCATTAGTTTCAGATATTGATCTGAAAAATGCATCTATTAAAGATGATGTAAATGGTTCTTTTAACGTTGTTAAGAAGTGTATCGACACTATTGAAGATGGTGATAAGATACTCACCAGAACTGATTACAATGATAAAGAATTAGATGATTTTTTAAATTCATTTAATACTGACCAGTTGAATAAGGTCATGGAGTTCTTTCAGTCCATGCCAAAACTAAGACACCCAATTAGGGTTAAGAATAGTAAGACTGGTGTTGAAAGTGATGTTATACTAGAGGGGCTTGAAAGTTTTTTGTAATTTGCCTTTCTCACGACAGCGTGGAAAACATGTTAAAAACAAATTTCCAGCTGATGCAACATCACAAGTATTCTTTGACCGAGTTAGAGAATATGTTACCGTGGGAAAGAGAAATTTATATAGCATTGCTCATTGAACATTTAAAAGATGAAAAAATGAGAATGAAAGAACAACAAAGGGCAAAATAATGACCGAAGAAATAAAAGTAACAAATCATCACCCAGCAGATACCAATGGTGATGGTAAGGTATCTAAAGATGAGCATGCCATGTATCTAGAATTCAAGCGTAAAGAACTTGAAGATGCTGATGCTATGCGTGATGCTCAGAGAACAATGGCATGGTATTCTTTATACGGAATGTTACTATATCCGTTTGCTGTAATACTAGCAAATCTTGTAGGACTAGAACAAGCATCAAAAATACTAGGTGACATGGCAGGTGTATATTTCATCGCTGTTGCTGGTATTGTTGCAGCTTTCTTTGGTGCTCAAGCAATGACAAGTAAAAAGAAAAAATAATAAATGGCTGACGACAACGAAAAATTAACCGAAGCAACCTCAACAGGTCTAAATGCTGTCAAAGAAAAGCTTGACCAAAATAATAAAAGTCAAGCTGGTCGTGATAGTGTGCGTACCAAAAATGAAAAAGAACTACTTAAATCGCAAGAAAATACTAATCAAAGAATAGACGGTCTTAAAAAAGAAACATTAGCAAATAGAGCGGCCATTGAAAGCTCAGAGAAAGCAACAACTGAAACTGCTGATAATATAGAAGATGCATCAAAAAAAGAAGAGACAACATCTAGACAAGAGGCAAAAGAAAATATTAAAGACAGTAATGAACAAAAAAGTTTATTTACTGGTCTTGGTAAAGTATTTTCTGATAAGTTATCAAATTTAGGTAAATTGACTAAAGATGCGGCACTAAATCCTCTTAAATCTGTGGGATTTGACCCAAAAGCTGTAGGTAAATCATTATTGTCAGTAGGTGCCATTCTTGGTTTAGTTGCGTTCTTTAAAAGTCCTCTTTTTGAAAAATTAAAAGAATTTATTGCAAAAGCAAAACCTGCACTTACAGCTGTTGTTGATGCTGTAAAAACTTTCATTTCAGCATTTAAAGACGATATAGGTCCATTGATTGATAGTATTGTAGGAATTTTTAAGGAAGCATTTAATGGTGTAAAGGACATAGTTCAAGGTTTATTCTCAGGTGATGCCAGTCAGTTTTTGTCAGGTATGAAATCAATATTTTTTGATTTACCAATTAAAATAGTAGGATATGTTGGTGATGCAATCTTTAGTGTATTAGAAAATATATTAGCTATTTTTGGAATAGAATCAGAGTTTGTAACCAACATGAAAAATATGTTTAGAAAATTACCAGAGACAGTAGAAAAAGCCGTACAAGGGGTAATAGAATTTTTTACAGTTACAATACCAACATTTTTTACTGAAACACTACCTGCAAAATATGAAGAATTTAAAACATCTGTAAAAGAAGGTGTTGGTAATTTACTTAATTCAATTATAGAACCTATCGTAAATCTTAAAGATACTGTAATGGAAAAAGTTGATATGGGTATTGCTAAGATTAAAGCTGGTGTTATGAATGTTGTTATCACAATTAAAAACGGATTTAATAGTTTTGTTGATGGATTAAAAAGTATGGCAAATAAAGTTATTGGTTTGCTTAATAAAATACCAGGTGTAAAAATAGATAAATTTAAATTGTCAACAGAGAAACCTGAAGCATTAGTTGATGCAGATGACATAGTGGCTGCACAGAGAGCAGAAGATAAAAGAATACAAAAAATGAAACTGCAAGAAGAACAAGAAATTGCTGACACTTTAGAAATGTCAATGCCTGAACAAATACCTGCTAAAAAAATGACAAAGGTAACAACAAATACAGAAGGTATGAGTGGTATTGAAGGTGATAATTATGCTACAGGTGTGGAGTCTATGGTTGGTATTACAGCTGCAGAAAGAAAAGCAATCGCTGAGGGAACATATGAAACTGACCCTAAATTTGCTGGTAAGGCAGCTTTAGAGAATATTAAAAGATTAGAAAAAGAAAATGCTGAATTAAAAGAAGCAGCATCAAGTAACACTCCACCTATTATTCAAAACAATGTTAACAATTCACAAATGAGTTCAACAACTAATAAAGGTACAAGAACAATACCAATATCTGCCCCTATGCATCCTTTATATGCACAAGCACAAAACTAAGAATATTTAATCACATCTCTTAACGAAGAATTTTGTAGAGTTCTCTCTGCATCCCAAAATGTATTTCTAAGATTACCTGCAATCATTATCCTTTCACCATCTACTGGTTTAACTTCGTGTGTTACATGACCAGGAAATACAATTAGATCGCCAGGTTTAGGATTGTATTCATAGTTTGCGTTAGGAAATACTATTGGTGCATACTCTGGTACTTTTATATAATAACCAAATGCATATTGATATAACCAATGACTATGAGGACTGGCATTGTTTGTTTCTTTATAGTGAACACCCCAACTCTCATGACACTCAAATTTAGTCTTTGCTAAATCTTTACTAATTTCTTCAGCAAGTTTACAAGCTCTTTCTGCAACCCAAGCATATGACACACTTTCATTATGCATATACCAATCTGTCATTCGTGGATTATACTCATCACGAATTACTGCAGCCTTTTCTAGTGTAGTAAGTTCTAAGTCTATGTGTAAAGGTACTTCTTGACCAGTATGTCGTCTGATTGTTGCAAACATGGCATCTTCATAATAATTACGAACACCAAAGGGATATTTTTCTTTTGACTCAATATAATCCATATTATTATTTATGGTGCCCCTTGCTGGAGTCGAACCAACCACCTACTGATTACAAATCAGTTGCTCTACCAGATGAGCTAAAGGGGCATACAAAAAAGGGCGCCGAAGCGCCCT